GAATTCGAACGCGATCAATTTGCCGTTGCCTGAAGCTGTGTCGATATAACCAAGACCCGCGCGGCGTGTTACGCCCCCCGTCGGGTTGATGAAGACATTACGTAAAGCGAGCGCACCATTTTCGTATGCGCGCAAATCCCCGCGCCCTAGTAACTCACGGCTCACCTCACCCGCAGTGAAGGTCGTTTTGATTTCTCTTATTCTGGTCATTGCTTTTCCTTTAGTTTAAGGCAATAAAAAACCCGCCGATGAGGGCGGGTGGATTTCAATTAAATCTGTCATTGTATTTAAGGGAACGCTCTTTGCATTTGTGTCAAATTCTGGCGTCTTTCGCTTCTGCCCCTATTTTGACGTTCAGGCACTTCAAGTCCTAAAATGCTAAACACTGAATCCGCTGGGCCGGTTGCTCTTTCGTTTAAAAAACCTACGCTCGCAAAAAATTCCATGATCTGATCATCGGGCTGAATGCTTGCGGCTTTGTCTGAAACGCCATTGGATAGCTCTTGCGCCCATAAAAAGAGTTTTTGTGCTGCATGAGGGTAGGCTCTAAGAAATGTTGTTGTTTGCAAAATACCGGGATTTGCCGCGTCTTTAAAATTGGGCTGCAACATTCTTTTTTTCATCTCTGCATTGCCGCCCTCCATTACAGATAGGTCTTCATGCTTGAGCGCATCTAAAAAGTGATGCGGATCGTTCAGCAATGTATAGACAAGTATCTGCATCCCTCTGTGGTGGAACACAGTTGATAGGCTGTCTGATGATGGATCGAGGCGTTTAAGCATGCTGTGCCTTATAAAGGTCACGAAATACGAAAGTCAATAAAAACGTATTTTTTGTAACTATTTACCCATCAATCGCGGACATCAATTAATGAGAAGTTTTCGATTTTATTGGGCGTATCTTGTTGCGCATCGATTTGGCGGGCGCGTTCGTATTCTTGTTCGGCGATGCGGAAATGGGCTTCGGCGCGTGATGTACTTTCGGTGATAGGGATAGTGAATTCCGCCGATAACCTTGCGATCAGGGCTTGATCGAAATAAGGGGGGAATTCGGATTCATCGGGGCGGAAAATGTATGTGAGCACAACTGCGCTTGCGTTTGTGTGTAGCGCGCCGCGGGCGATGCGGTAATTGAGGCCGCGTCCTTTTGTGCCTGTTCCGGCGGACACTGCGCGCAGGAAATCATTGGGCAGGCCGAAAGCAAATTTGTAATCCGCGATGGGATCGGCTTCGTGTTGCGAGAGCGCTATCTGAGCACTTGCAAAGCTCCAGCGATAGGCCGATAGAAGTGCGTCACGCGTGTTTTCAAATAGCGCGCCTGCGATCTCGCTCTCGGCGGTCCCAGCGTTGTATGAGGAAATGGGTGCCGCGCCAATGCGAATAAGCGCACGCGAGCACAATGCCACGTCGTTGAGTGCCATGTTGGTTCTCCTTATGAATTTCGAAAAATGCAGCCCTGCCTTTTTGTGAGGACGTAAAGGTCAGGGCTGCATCGGGGTCGTACGGATGGATCCTTTGACAATGCGGGGGCGAGCTTGCTTTTTAACAAGCGTTCAAACGCTACGCAGGCTTCATCAAACAATTAACGAAGCTGAGTCGCATCTTTTAGCTCTAGCCGTTGCAATGCTTGAAGGGGACATCGCGTTTACGTTTTTATGCGTAAGCTGCGATTGTCACATTGCCGCCGCTATTGCCGGTGACGACATAGAACGTCGTGGCGGGGGTTCCATCGGTATCGACATTCGCGATCATGAGATCGTTCACACGCAACATTTCTGAGGCGCTATCGAAATAATTCTCGATTGTGACGTCTGCATCCGTTGTGACGAAGTGCCACAGCGTGAAGTTATTGGCGTAAGCAAGTACGCTGAGATCAGATGGTTTATAAGTCATAATTACTTTCCTTTTCTGCTATGTGGTTTTAATCGGGAGTTTCGTCACAATTGATTGTGATAATTCCGTTTTCTTCGATCAGGCCTGCGCCCTGACACATCATGTTGTTCACAAAATGTGCGGCGCGGTCGCCGTGCCAGCTGACATCTGTTTCGACATCGGATGCGCTTGCGTGGCCAACAGCCGTTTTGTGATACCAAAAACACGAGCGTACATCGTTGGCATCAATCGGTAGACCGGAATGCGGAATAAAGATTGTGCCGAGGAACATTTTGGCTTGTGTGATGGAGGCAAATGGAAGCGCATCATTGCCGACATAATCCGCATTTACGAATTCATCGATAGAAAGAAGCTCGCTCCATTGTTTCCAGCCGACGATACAAAAACGCTGACCATCATCGGGAACATCGTTCTCACCAAAACTTTCGAATGCGGTGAGGATTTTATCCTTTGTAAGGCCGACATTTCCGTCATTGATTGTGTTGGCGGATGCGGCGGCGAGTTGGTCGATGATCAACTCGTCAGTTTTACGCCCCAACGCATTTGCACCTGCATTGGCGATGACCTGGCGTTCATCGATGTTGATTTTTAGTTCGTCCAAACGGTCGATCCAATCACCCGCATAATAGTCCTGCAATGTGACTTCGATATTGGAATGATCGAGGTTCATCACGGGAACAAGGCCATGCGTTGATTTTGTCGAGGCCGTTCCGACGCCGACTTTTTGAAACACGGCAGAGGCGCCGTTGACGTTGGAGATTGTACGCACAGTGTTGCGGAGTTTGCTTCCCTGGCGTTGATAGGCTTCATGCACTTCGCGTTCGAATTGCTTGATGAAGGCCTGATCTATTGATGTAGACATAAGGCTATCCTTTTGTTTTTGAGTTTGCTTTTGTGTGAGGCTCGGCCCTCGGCGGTTGTCATTCGATGTGAACGGCCAAATACGAGAAACATGCGGGCGCAACAGCGTTAGCGAGGGCGTTGACCGCAAATTTTAAATACAGATGTGGTGTTGATGATTCTATATTAGGAAATAATTCCTATAATGTCAAGCGTGTTTTTGAAAATTTGCTTTTTCATATACGAATCCCGTATACTGCACTCATACAAAAAAACAATAATAAGTGAGGGCATTTATGTTTGGTTCTCTATTTGCAGGGCTTAAGGCGCAAAACACCAACGAACAATTTTCAACACGCAGACGGTTTTCACGCCGTCATTGTGACAATTGCGTTGTTATAATCAACGGTCAGATTTATCCTATTGATAATTGGTCAATGGGTGGTCTGGCGATTAATGCGGATGCGCGCGAATTCGGCGTTGATGATACGATTGACGTGACGATGAAATTTAAATTGAGCGACAATGTTATAGACTTGCCGCATAAGGCGCGTGTTGTTCGCAAAACACCGCATGGTATCGGATTTGAATTTGAACCGCTGACAGATAATGTAAGGCGTGGATTTCAAAACGTAGTTGATGATTATGTTTCGTCAAAATTTGCAGAATCCCAATTGGCATCTTAAAATAAAAAGCCCCAACCGATTGATTGGGGCTTTGTCTTATTTATTCACCGTACATATTTTTAAATCCATCCGTGACCTTTTTAACAAGGGCGGGATCTTTATCACGCCAGTATTTCGGGTCACGCATCATGGATTGTAAATCTTCCGTGCCCGCTTGCGACGGGTTGGCGGTTTGTTTTTTCATGGCAGGTTCTTCGGATTGCATCATTTTATGAAGCGCGAGAACACCTTGATAAGAGCTTGAAAGGTTTTCAAGCACATCAGCGGGAAGATTACGTTGCCCAAATGCCAAGAGTTGGCGGGAGACTTCTTTCCATTGATCGGCGCCGCCGAAATGCTCCATGAGTTTCTCAACTTCGTGATCTGCGCTGAAATCTCCGGCAACCTGTTTAACCATGGGCACCATTTTTTCAGCGGCCAAATCATAGACTTCTTGCACTTGTTCTTGGCTCATCCCTTTGGCGTGGAGGCGTTGGTTAATTTCGGCGTCAGGTTGGAACATGCCATGATCGCAATTGACGCAATAATCTTCGTGTGATTGCGGCGCGGCGTGTGGTGATTTTTCTGACATTTTCTTTTCAAGCTCTCCATATGAATTAACGAGGGCATCTAGGCGGATTGCGCCGGTTTCGGGATTTTTGAATTTGTCAGGGACGATTGATGGGTCGACATCTTCGATTAAAAGGTTGGTCATGTGTTATCTCCTTAGTTTTTTAAGTGGGTTTATCGTGTGGTTATCTTGGTTTTCTGCCGCGATCGATGAGGCGTAAAATGGTTGCGACCATGGAGCGCTGCCCTTCGAGATAGCGGAGCTGCTCATCCGCGACACCGGGGCCGAGGGCGCGTTGGAAGGTTATGACTTGCAAATGAGCGAGCACTTTTTGACCATCATCGCTTGAGAAAAGGCGGGTAAAAGATTTCTCGATATCACGCATTTCTATTTTACCTGGTTCGGGTAGCGCATAGGTCAAACCCTTTTCTGCGGGGGTGATTGGCAGGACGTCTTTTGGTTTTATGAGGTCGAATATCATGCGTTTTCTCCTTGTTTTACTTCATCTTGTTTTACTTCATCGTCTTCATTGCTTGGTTCTGCGGGTTTGATGGCTTGTACCAATTCGCCTAAATCCAATTGCGGGATGTCTTTGCGGATTAAATCGCTTGGCACACCAAGGGCATCGCCCAAAAACCTTGCGGCTTGTGGCAGGTTGATTGCGGAGGATGCTTCGGGGCCCATGGCGAGAACAGAAGAAATCCAGCTTAAGGTGTTTTGGACGTTCTTTTGTCCTTGGCTTCGTGCCAAGGGTGAGCGGTAATCGACAACAACCAAGCGGCCATCGAGATCAATATCGGGCACTTCGCCGCGACGCTTGAGTATGGCGAAAGCGCGTTTAATCAGCGGCGTTAAAAGTTCGGATTGCAAGCGTCCGTACGTTGCGCCGAGGAGCAATGACATTTCGGCGCTGCGTTCGATCACTTCGGTCGCGGTCATTTTCGGGGATGATACAGGCGCGAGTTTATCGGCGAGCAGCGCATGGCGGATTCGGCTTTGCAAGCTATCCAGAACAAGTTGAGAAATATCAAAACGACCCGGCATATCGAGCG